TATTGATTTAAACGTGAACCACCTGCTTTAACATCACGCATTACTGATTCTTGATATGTAGTAAACATATCTTTTTCTCCAGATTTAAGTGTTGATTCTACTTTATCAAGTAACATCATTACGTGACCTTTAACATCTTTAGCTTCAGCAACTTGTTCTGGGCGTTCTGGGAGCATTGCAAATTTACCTTTTAAATGAGCTAAAGACATTTCTAAATCCTCAGCCATTCTTCCAATACCGTCGTTTTTAACAGTAATCCATTCTTCGTTTTCATTATCCCAGATGTAACCAAAATCACCACCAACACCATCAATTTCTTCAGCGATTACCATCATAGCATCATTGAAATTATCAGGTAGTTGAATTACACCTGCTTTTTCTTTATTTTTAGCTTCCCACTCTCCGGTTTCACCATCTAAAAATGAGATATATCCTACATTAGCAATTTCTTCTGCTTTAGCATCACTATCGTAAAATGTTTCTAATCCTTTACCTAAATTTGAAGGATAACCATCATAGTGGTTGTATGTAGTAGTAAGTTTGGTATCACCATTTGTGTCCAAATATCCAATTAACGCTCTTGTAGCCATTTTTTGTTATTTAATTATATGTGATAAATATTACAAAGAATACTTAGATTTAAAGGAATCGATAAATGTCTCACCAACTCCTAATTCTAAAATAATAGATGTTTCTGGAATACCTGGTAGTGATGGGGCTGTTAAAATATAATCAACATTTTCATTCCACCAAATTTTCATTTTAGTTTTAGCATTTGAACGTTCTGATGTTTTAAACACCATTACTACAGGTTGCTTATTATAAGCTTTACCTTTTTCAACTTTAACTTTTTCGTGTTTATAATCTTTAGGGTAGGTAATTTCGGTTTTATAAGGACCGTTGTTGTTTTTACTTTTATCATAGTAAAAAACTGTTTTACGTCCCAACTCTGGTTTGGTTGGTACCTCATGAAAAATCATTTCCCATTTTTCTCTAGGTTCAGCATTTCCTTCTGCTGGCCTACCTCTACGTTCTGTTTTTATTTCCATAACCTTTATTTCTTTATATTGTAAATATACGAACAGGATCTGTGGTATCCAAATCTTTTCTATATTTTTTATTAATATAGTCGCCTTCATTATATGATTTTATAATGTGGCACATCTTACATAAGAGTTGATAATTTGATGGTTGCTCGCCTTCTGGTGTACCTTTAATAGCTGGATTAATATGGTCAACATCCATAGCTGTAATAATAGCTTTTAATTCAGCATTTTTATAGTGATTAACCATATCTAAACTACAATGCTCACAAATTAAATCGTTATTTACTACTTTTTCTACTTTATACATTAACCAAGGACGTACAGGTGCATTAGCAGCATATTTTTTATACTGGATATGTACATTACAATATTTTAAATATTGTCCATTTTTACCTTTTTTAGTTTCGTTATTACACCAAGAAACTTTACACATTATAGTCCTAATTTTTGCCTAACTTCTTTCATGTGCTTACATTGTCTATCTTTTGCTCGATATTGACCAGCACAATTACATTTTACTTTATCACCTGTTACTCGAACAACATAAAAACTACCAGGTTCACTTTTTGATTCAAATTTATATTCTGTTGTTGTTGGCTTTGAATCTTCTGGTTGACGTGTTTTTTTAATTTCAGGTTTAATCCATTCAATATCATTCAATGTAGTTTCAGGTAATACTTCCATCCAAGCAGGTACAATATATGTTTTACCTGTTGTTGGTGAATGGATTATTGTTGGTGGTAATATTGGGTGTTCATAAGTGTATTTAAAACGACTTACACCAACTACTTTACCAAAACCAGGACCGTGTGAGAATGGTTTACCATCAGGCAAAGCAATAATGCGATGTCTCCAATTACCATACTTGTTTAAATTACTAAATTTCCAGAGTGCCATAACCTTTATTTCTTTATATTGTAAATATACGAAAGGTATTTACGGTCTCCAAATCCCTATGCCACCAAAGTGTTCTTTTTCTCCAAAACACGTTATTTTACCAGAAGATTTAATAGTAACTATATTAGTTTTTGAACCATATGGTATATCTTGCCAAAATCTATATACTTCACCACCAGCACCATCTCTGAATATATGTTCAGGGTCAATGTCATGAAATACTATACAACCACGTGGTGATAATAATTCTTGGTATAATTCAAAATCACGTCGTACACCTTCATATGAATGGTCCCCATCAATAAAAATCAAATCATATTGTGGACAAAATTCTTTAACTTGGTTTTTAGTTTCTTCAGTTTGTGAATCAGCTATAAACAATTTAAAATCTTCATTATACATCATATAATGAGACCAAATTGTACGTCCATTATCCTCTAAATCAACAGCAACTTTTTTACCTGTTGAAAGTTGAGACATAATATGAAATGAGCTACCTTTAAAACCAATTTCTAAAACATTATGTGCTTGGAATCCTTTAAGCCAATAAGCAAATGTAGTTATTTCTTCATATACTTGTTGAAATAAAGTAGGGGCAACTAAAAAATCCTTAACATGATAATTAATTAAATCTTCTATATTTACGTCTTTCATTATCTATAAAATAAAATTGTACCATTTTCACTATTTATTTCACATCCAGATTCAAATTTAAATTTAAATCCTAATGAACCCATTCTATTAATTACTTGTTCAAGTTTACCATCAGGCCAGTGATATTCTAAAAGAAATTTATCTGTAATTTCAAATACATTGTTAGGTGTACTATCTAATACTTCCCATTCACTACCTTCAATATCTATCTTTAGTAAATTAATATTATCCCATCCTGTTTGTTCTACTAGTTTTTCTAATGTTGTTGTAGGTACAGTTTTAGAATTTGGACTATCATAATTACTGAATTCACTATCTTGGAAATTTAAACTATTTACTAATGGATTATCTTCTTTCCAATATAATTCCATTTCTCCTTCACTACTATAAAGTGCTTTAGGAACAATAGTAACTTGTGGATAATATGAAAAATTACTAATTAATGCTTTAATACTTCTATCATCACATTCAACTGTAAATACTTCTTCAGCACCTTTATTAAGCATGTATTTAGTAAATAAACCAATACTTCCACCGGCATCAATTACTCGTTTACATCCTTCTAAATCAAATTCTTTATATCTATCCCAAACAAAAAATTCTCTATAGTTTACAAACACTGGATGATAAAAATCATTCATATCTTGTTTGTTTTTATACATTTCAGTGTATCTAAGACGTACAAATTGTCTGTCAAGAATTTTACCTTCATCTACTAATTCAAAACTAAACCCACCAAAGTCAGGTTGTTGGAAATCAAAAGCAAATTTTGGAATTGGAATAAAGAAAATATGTAATCCAGGTTGGACATCCCAAATTTTCATTTTGTAAATAGTAGTATCTAGATCAATATCTTTTACTACAAAAAACCCATTTTTTACTGGGTGGTTAATTCTGATGTCAAATTTTTGTTCATCAAAATTGTAACTAATTAATTCAAATTTATTCATGGTGTTGCTACTCCTCTTTTATTTACTACATTGGATGCCATTTGGTTAGCATAATCTATTGCCTCAACAACATTTAAACAAGAATAATAATCTAAAGCAAATGCTGCTACAAATGTATCACCTGCTCCTGAAACGTCTATTGTTTGTTGAGGATTATTTTGTGGTATTATTTTATCTTGATATGATGCTCCTTTATCTCCTAAAGTTACAATTAAACCAGAATGATTTATACCTAAATTATTTTTATATTCTGTTTCATTTAATTTAATAAATGAAAAATCTTCAATAATTTCATTACTTAATTTGCGTTTACTATCTAAAATAGATAATTTAGATTTTTTAGATATAGCTTTAAGATGAGAATTATTCAAAAATCCTTTATTATAATCACTTACAATTACTATATCTGCTTCTGCTAATAAAACATCCATTTTTGGAGTCCATTGTAGGTCTGAGATATGTTCTTCACCTTCATCAACTCTAATAAACATGTGATTTGTTTTAATATCAACGTAACGAGTTTTTGTAATATGCTCCGGTTGATTTATAATAGAAACGATACTATCCGGTTGTAGTGATTTAATATTAGCAACAACATTCCCAGCCATTCCTGGGTTTTCTGTTGTTTTAATTGGATTTAATATGGGTATTGGGGCTTCTGGTGAAAGTCTGTTTATAGAACTATAAACAAATTTATCAACACATGTTTCCCCTATCACTACTATTTTCATAACCTTCTTTTTCGATTTCTTCTTTTATTAATTGAATATCTAAAGTTAGAGCGATACAAAGTCTTTTTAATGCTCCCCAATCGTTTATAGCTATATTAACTAAAACATCATCTGGGATTGAGTCAAAAAATGATAATGCGCTCAATTTAGTCTTCATCTTCACCTAAAATAGACTTTAACCAAGTTGGTTGTTTTTTCTTTTTAGGTTTAATTTTACGATCAGCGATCCAAATTTTAAGAGTTTCTACTCGTTGGCGGTTGCTTGTCTTACTCATAACTTAATTTATTTTTGATTGTTATCCTTGTCCTACGCTAGGTTTTTTATAATTAGTTGCGTTTTTAGCTTTAGAAGTTTTTGTTTTAGCATGAACTCCTGGTCTTGTAACTTTAACTTTTTCTTTTTTAGCTACTGCGGTTTGTGTTTTAGTTTTTGCCATTGAATGATTGGGGTTTTTATACCCCAATACATATCAAAACAAGTCTTTAAGTTTCTCTTTTTCAACTACATTTTTAAGTACTTGAACATAATTTCCAGCTTCAGCATAATTTTGGCTTAAGTAGGCATAGTAATCTTCTTCAGTACTAATTCCACCTAAATACCTACACTGATAAAAAGCATAGTCATAAACTGATTGGTACCAATCATCATAATAAGCATGACCATTTTGAGTACCATTAGCTGTATTAATTCGAACTGTTGCTTGTTTCATTCCAAACAAGTTGTGGTTTTCTTTAAATACATTACTTGTCCAATGTCCAGTTTCAATAATTGATTGGGCCATTACAATGTGAGGGAATTTTACATTTAATCGTTCAAGTTCAGCAGCAAATTTTTCTTGAGTAAACTTGTTTTTTTCAGCAGCTAAATTTACTACCAACAATTCTCTTTCTCGCTCATCTAATGCTTTGATTCTAAGTAAACGTCCAGCACTAAACGAAATAAGTGATACCACAATAACTGTTCCTAGAGCAATTTTGTGGGCCAATTTGGTTTTAACAAATTGTAGTTTGTTTGGGTCGTATTTATAAAACATAACTTTTTTATTTGCGTGAATATACGAACAATAGTTCGGGTATCCAAATTTATTTTATTACTTTTAAAGACTCTATGACTTTAGTGATTTCAGCACATTTTTCATATAGTTCTTCTCTAACGTAGTATGGTAAATTTTCCTCTAATGTTTCAACAAAATGCTTACGTTCAACAGTAATATCATATATTTCGCCTTCTTCTAAGCAAGTAATAGATAAAACGTGTACGTGTTTTTTCTTTGAATTAACATTATCTAAAATACCTTCTACAATTGCTTGAGCAATTCTAAAGTCTTTGTTGTCTACTAACTCCTGAAATTCCTCAGTGTTATTAACTGTTATTTCTGTTGCTCTCATATTAAAATAAATCTAAAAATTTTGTGTTGATTTCTTTACCTTTTAATCTACTATTTTTTTCGTCTTTTTCTAACATTTTAGTAGTAAGATTTTCAAGGTGTTTGGATTTTTGGGCATCGTAGTCATTAACTAACTTATCGTGCTTTTTGTTTTTACCCTTTTTGAGTAAAGGGATTCGTTTTGGTTTCATATTCTTGATATTAAATCTAACCCATCATCAACTGGTTTTGAATCATATAAACCTAATTCTTTCAAACGTTGTTGAGTATAGTCGTCAACTTCCCAATCAACTTTTGATTCATTTTTGCTTACATGATCTTCTAGACCACCCAGCTGTTTGTCGGTAAATATATCTCCAATTTGTAGAAAATAATGATTGTAACATAACATTTCTAAATTTTCTAATCTATAATGCTGTTTATTACCATCTTTAAAATTTAAAATAAGAGGCATTTTATAATCTAATACTCGTCTTTCATGGAATCCACAAACAGAACATTCTTCTAATAAATAACCTTCTTGAATTAAGCGATATTTTATTTTAGCTGGATTGAATGATGATGGGTCGATTCTGCCTTCGATTAAATCTAATAATGCAAAATCCTTTCTTGGGTTACCGTTACTTAGGAATTTGGGAATCCCTTTACCACATTGGTTTTTATGTTTATCAAATAATACCTCACCGGTTTCAGCATCCTGGTAGAGTTTAGCCCATTTCTTAAAGTGAAGGTAAGAAACATTTAGGTAACGTGCTGCGGCTTTATTAGACTTTGTCTTATTCATTGCCGCCACTACCATTTCTTTAGATAGGGGTTTTGCTTTAGGCATTATTCTTCTATTTTAACATCGCCTGGAGTTGGTAGATTATCATGTGAATCTTCATCTCCATTGTATTCTGCTTTAGGAGCACTAGAGGCAATTTTCCTCATTTTATTTTCAGCGGCCATGTATTGTTGGTACTCATCGTGTTCCAAAAATATGGTTTCAACCCAAGTATGGTCACCTTCTCCTTTTAATAATGTTACTGCTCCTTTTTTCTGTACTGTTGAACACGGAACACATGTTACAGCATTTGGAATAATTTCTAATCGTTTTGGGTGGATTTGCTCACCACATCCTTTACAATATCTTACATTCATAACTTTTATTTTAATTCTATTTTTTTAATAAATTCCCACAGTTCTTCTACTGTCTCAATAAATATTTCTTCTTCGGTTTCCTTAATATGATCGTTTAGATTAATTGGAAGCACACTTCCATCCTCATCAAATCGTTCAAATAACCACCACAACATAATATCACCTTTCCATTCTCCATAGTGCATGTAAATTAAATTTTCAATAACTATATAAAATGGTTCTTCATAATTTGATATACCTAAACCAAATTCACCTTCAATAACGTTAGAACGAACCCAACATTCATTTAATAACCCTACAACTTCTACAAATAAATCTTTATCAGTTGGGTCTTTAGTACGTGACTTTATATTTAGGTGTTTACCAAAAGGTGTCATACAATCGTTATAATAGCGTATAATTTTAAAAATTCCTTAAGAGGCAACTGCTTCCGCCCAGCAAATATTTTAGCCGCTTGTAGACGTGATAATGTTACTGTGCGGTTAATTACTTCTTGATGTTTGTCGTAACGTGAATAATATCCGAATACCATAATTGTGTAAATATAATAATAAGTATTTAAAAATCCTAGTTTATTATGAGAGAATTTTGATATTCACTCATATGAATTATGTTTATTGTAAATATATCTAATTCAAATGTTCCTATATCTCCACTGTCTTTTATAATTTCTGAAAGTTGATATAAAATTTGAATGTTTTGATTATTTAATTTAGATGCATCAAATGATACTAAAATATTGTTTTGCTTTTCATTATCATAAGGTTTAATACGCTCTTGAAGATCAAATTTAGTATTAGATTGTTCTTTTTGTATATAATCAGGAACAATTAACTGCATATCATCTTTAATATAAATTGTTGAACACCATGGTTCTAGTATCTCTAAATGAGGTAATCCACAATTGGATACTATAAAACCTACATCATATTTAGGAGGAATAATTGGTTTCATTAATGAATCATGTTTACAAAAATGACCCCATTTACGAATAAAATTACGAGTAGATCTTATATTTTGAGCTTCCCATTCTGAACTATTAGTTCCTGGAGTTGTTAATGTTGGGTTGAATCTAGAACCTCTACAAGTCATATGATAAACACATCCTTCCCATGTTTGGAGAAATTTAACTCCATTTAATTGAAAACGATTAAAAATATCACTATCTTCTTTTGATTGAGGAGCATATAAAGGATCATGACCACCAATTTCCTGGAAGTCAGATTTCATAAATGCCCAAGGAGCGAATACACCTTCTGTAGGTTGGTAATGTTTTGGTTTTAAATCATTTTTAAACCAATTTAAAAATTTATCTTCATCAAATTCTTCTGTTTCAATTCCAAAATCAGCAAGTATTTTTTCAGGTCCATCTGGGTGTAATGGTGGTTCGATTCTGGTTAATGATACAATTGTTTTTGGTGCAATGTATTTTGAAATTTCATTTAATGCGTTAGGACATAAGTACATATCAGCATGATAAATCATACAAATATCATGTGTAGCTACTTCATTTACTAATTTATCATATAAAATAGTATGTCCTAAACGAGTTGGTCCTTCATTTCTAATTGCTTTAAAATAAGGATCTTTTTGCATCATTTCTTGACACCATTCCCAAGTACCATCGTTACTAAAATCATCAGCTATACAAATTTCTGCTTCGTGATCCCCTTGATTTTTTCTTATAGCATTATAAGACCATTTTAGATATTTAAGATTATTTCTAGAAGGTTGTATAAAACTAATTTTTATATTTGTACTTTTTTTATTTATTCTATCTAAAACTTCTTTTTTAGGTTTTAAAGCTACTATACTTTGACCTGATTGGACATAATCAATAACATCATACCATTTTTCAACAATAAAATATTGAGAACGTTGCCAATAATCATGAATAAAGACAATACTATCTTCTTTTAAGTATGGTAATACTTTTTCAGCACACCATCCTCTACCACGACCATCTATTAAAACTCTATCAAATTTTTCTACTCCTAATTTATCAACAAAATCTAGGTATGTTTGTACTTGAGTTTTTTGGGTTGGGTCTGTTAGGGGTTTATCTAACTCTATTAAGTGATAATCTACATTATCCGGTGTTTCTTTTTTTACATTATCAAACCAACTTGGATCGTGTTCGATTGAATAATATTTTTTTACATATTTAGGAAATTCAGTAGTTGACCCTCCTGAACCCCATTCTAACATAATGTGTGAAGGATCTAAATTTGATTTTATTAAATCAATTTCTTCGTTTGACATCCAAATTTGCATAATTATAAATCTAAATTAAAATATTTCTTTGCGTAGTGTTTTCTTACTTCTGGGTAGAAATCTAAATCAGGGAGTTTGCGTTTCCAAATTCTACCGTCCTTAGATAACAATATTCCTTCATTTCCTAATAATGAGGGATTACTAACAGGTTCCCATTTTAAATGATGAAATTCTACCCCAGTTAAATTATTACCTCTATCTAAACTACCACCTTCATTATTTCTACTTCCAGCATCATCTTCTTGTCCTGTAATAGTAGATAATCCTATTACTTTGTGATTAGAATTTTCTGAGTTGCAGTAGTATGTAAAATTATCTTCTTGGTGGAATAATTCTTTTTTAGCTTCTATATAAGGTAAAATTGTATTAATATATTCTTGCGGGAATGGAATATGTTGTGCCCATGTTCCGTAAGGGGAATAACCTAAACATTCAACTGTTCGTAAATACCAATCATCATCTTCCATACTAGGATAATAACGATATCTTTCATCCCACCAACCCATTCTTACTATTGTTTGTTTGTGAAAAACAACAGCATTCCAAGCATTTAAATGTATCTGTTCTAATTGAGGTTTTTCTTCTAAAATATTACTTAATACATCGAACCAATCTTCATCAAATAACATGTCATCACACGTCATTAACACCCAATCAGTTTCACTTTGAATAATGCCCTGATTCCATGCTTTAGTTAATCCTATATTGTCAGGACTATAAATAAATTTTACATGAGGATGGTTTTGTTCTGCTTGTTTTACTTTTTCTAACTCTTCACCTGTTGTATTATTATCCCAAACGATAATATTAGGTACATTTTTTAAAGTATCTAAACATCTATTTAACCTAGATCCCCTATAATAACTTACAATAACAATTGTTATATCGTTTATATTCATTTTTTAATAACTGATAATGAAGGGAAATTAGGATCTAGTAATTGATAGTTTGTTTGTTCCTTAATTGAATTAATAGGTGTAGCGTTATATTTAATCATCCATTCTACATTATCTCTTTCTTCGCTTCCACCTTCAAACAAAACAATACTTCCATTATTAATTTGATTAGAAAGAATTTCATATGTTTTTAAAATAGTATCTCCAGTATTAGAAATATCTAAATGCATCATATCAAATTGTTCTGGGTTGTTTAGCCATTCATAATAATCCATTTGGATAAATTCAACATAATCTTCTACACCATATTTTTTAACATTTTCTATAGTTTGTTGGATTGTTGAATGTTTATATTGATAATTTTCCCATAGGTCATAACATTTAAGTTTACCTTGACCTAATTCTTTTAAAGCTAATCCAATAGCTACTGTTGAATAACCATATAAACAACCAAATTCAACTATTAATTTTGGTTTATGTTCTAAAACATAGTTATAAATTGTTTTTCCAATATCATTAATTTGATATGATGATTCTATTTGTGGGTTTGTGTAGTTCATAGTGTTGTATTTTCTCTAGTGTGTAAAAAATCATTATTAGATTTAAAAGGTTTTAATTTAAACCCAGCTTTTATAAAATCATTTGTAAAACTGGTTTCATAATTGTGTTCTCCTTGATATAAATCATTTGGTATTAAAATATTAGGATTATTAATTTGTTCTATATTAGGAGTTTGTAGATATTCTGGTATTGTTTTTATTACTTGTTTTATTGTTTTTGTTGATGTTAGTCCAATACCACCATGAGCATGAGCAGCTATATGTGAATCAGTAATATAACCATTTTCTAGTGGATATGTACCATGTCCAAATTTATGATTGTAATCTAAAGCAGCAATAAATCCGGCATCATCATCACTTTCAAAGTCATTAATTAACTTTTGAGTTACATTGTCATTTAAAACAATAATATCGTCTTCACTAAAAAACCAATAATCATATTCATCTTGAAGTAAATAAAAAGCATATTTATAAGATCCAAAACTAAGGTCTGAACTGATTAGTGGGCGCAGGATCAACTTTACAATGGTTTTCAATTTGTTGTTTAAAAAGATCCATTGTTATTTCTTTAGTTTTAGGATAATGTCTCCTATCTCCAAAATAAAAAGCTAATACTTTTGCTACTTTCATATTTCGTTTTTTACATATTCCATTTCAATATATAATTTTTCTCTAATATACTTAAAATTTTTTGTTTCTACAAATCCTAATTTAATATAGAGATTTTTAGCAAAATTATTATCAAAAACCCACAATTTAGCATACTTTTTATCTTTTAAATATTCTAAAAAAGCTTGTTTTGCATAACCTTTTTTTCTAAAATTCATATGAATATCTATTCCAACATATTCATTATCTATTCTTATATATCCAACAGGAGTATTATCTACTTCTATAATAAACCAAGGAGAATTTAAAGTTTTAAACCATTTTGTACATTGTTCAATACTAAAAACAGAATTATTTTCTAAATTCTCCCTAGTTGATTCATGGTTTCTTACTTCAAGTAAAAAAGGTAAATCTAACTCATTTAACTCTCTTATTACCATCCTTTTTTAATACAATTAACAATATATTCTCTTTCCTCTTCGGTTATCCACCAACCTACAGGAATAGAAACTACTTTTCCAATTGTTTTATCTAATGTTGGTAGAGCTGTTTTAAATTCTCTAACACAAGAATGTTTATCATTACGTTCATGAACCTGAGATACTACAATATTACACTCTTTCATATGCTTCATAAATTTATCTCTATCTTCTACTAATAGACTATAAATCCAGAATGCTGATTCTCTATCATTATGACGAGTTAATAATGTTACTCCGTTTACATCTTTAAGATGTTGATCGTAATAAGCGGCGTTTGATTGGTGCTTTTTAATAATATCATCAGCATGTTTTAAATTTTCAATACCAACAGTAGCACAAATATCATTCATATGGAATTTAAATCCCCATTCTTCAATATCAGCTTCACATCTAAAATCTTTACGGTTTGAATTTCTATCAATTCCATACCAACGAAGCAATTTAGATCTATTATATAATTCTTGGTGTGGTAAAGTTAATAATCCACCATCAATAGCAGTAATATGTTTAATTGCTTGAAGAGAATACATAACCATATTACCATGATTACCTAAATTTTTACCTTTATATTTTGAACCAAATGAATGAGCTCCATCTTCAATTACTGCTGGTTTGAAACCATGTAGTTGTTGTGCTTTTTCTTGTATTTGTTTTATACGATCTAAATCATTTGGATAACCACCCCAATGTACTAATATAATTGCTTTGGTTTTAGACGTTATTTTACGCTCTAAATCATCTAAATCCATATTAAGTGTAGTAGGATCAATATCTGTTAGCTAAAATTGGGAAGTTTGATGCTGTACATGTTAAAGCTGTAGCTAATACTTCATCTCCATCTTGAATACCAGGCCATTTTTGATCCCAATAAGCAAGCCCCTCAAAATTTTTAACAGTTTCTGATGGTCTTTTTAATAGATGTAATGCTAAATGAAGAGCAGATGTACCTGAGTTAAGTGTAATTACATGATCAAAATCTAAATAATTTTGGATTTGTTTTTCTAATTCATCTACTTTAGGACCTTGTCCTATGTAGCCACTATTTAATATTTTCCCAACTTCTTCAGCTGCTGTTGGGGCCATGTGCACTTTAAATAATTGAATTGGTTCTTTAGGTTTTTTCATAATTATAATGTATTATAATAATTGTTTTGTTTTTCTTGTCTTTCTATTGTTTTTGGGTGATACAAGCAAAATTCTTCTTCTGCTGGTAAGTGGGTAAATATTTTAGCACCATCAATTCGCTCATGAACTTTATTTACCCAAGTTATATTTTGAGTTTTTCTGTATAATCGAGATTGATAATCTGGAAAATTAACCCAACCATTTTCGTCTACCATCCATCTCCATTGTTTAATATGTTCTGGGGTAATACCTTCTACTGTGTTAATTCTAGGAATCCAATATAAATCTACATCTGGGTTTGATTCTAATATTTCGGGTAATAAAGCAATGAGTTGTTCATTTGGATACTCATCAGCATCAATTTGAAATATAAAATCACCATCACATAGACTAGCTAAAGTATTTTTCCAATCAGCAAAATGATTATAAAATGGTTTTGCAATCCATAAAAATTCACTATTTGCTGAATGTGTTCTAAGGTATTCCTCTACTTGTTTAGAACCATTTGTCTCATCTAACAAAATAACTATTTCATCTTGAGAACGTTTATAATTTAGTAAAAGACTTACTAAGCGTTGTATTTCGCTTAGCTCGTCTTTAACTGTTATTGCGTAACTTATCTTCATATTACTCAGGTAATACACCAATGTACGAAAGTGCTTCTATATAGTCACGCTTAGTAAACATTTTTAGTGTAGTCATATCCATTCTCCATTCGTAAAATTTACCTTTTTGATTTGGAATTGGATATTTTTCTTTTTCTTCTTCATTAACAGGTACTGCTTTTACTGCTGCCCATCCCCAATCGGTTTTAGATGGACCATTAGCAAATATCATACCTTGTTGAGGTAAATTAATGGTTGAAGGCATCCAAATAATTTCATCTTCATCTTTTTCAAGCAAATCTTTATAAAGTTCAGGTAAAATTGAAATTTGTTCTTGATAAAAATCACTACCTTCTTTCATCAGTGAGTTTGTTTGAAAACCACATCCGTAGCAAAAATAAGTACTAAGTTCTTGATTTACTTCTTCAACATAGCAAGCATCTGAGCCGCAGTGTTTACAAATTATTAAGTTATCCATTTGTTTTTTGTAATTTAGGTAATTCTACTTTTTTTAATTGAGGTAGTTTTAATTCTACCTGAGTCGGGAAATCTGGAATGTATTGGGTAAGTAATGTATCTGTTTTTTCTGCCATTTTATCCCAATTAAATTCTGTTTTAGATTTATACGCTTGGCGATTAGCTTTGTCAGTATAATTTTTATAATTTTCAAATACATCTTTTAAATAATGACCTATTTGACTATGATCTGGTGAAAACCATTGTGAATCAGAAAGTAAAAATTGGTTTGCAGTATTTGGATGTACATTAGTTAATTGACCTCCAATTAAATTAGTAAACTCAGGATTTAAGAAATCCATTTGTCCACTCCATCCTGTAGTAATTAATGGTTTTTTAACTACTGTAAATTCAAGTAATGGACGACCAAAACCTTCACCTTTAGTTAAGCTAACCATAGCTTTTACTTTAGAATGATTATAAATTTCATTCATTTCTTCGTCTGTAAATTCACCATGTAATAGATAAACTTTAGGGAGATTAGTTGAGTTTACTGTTTTACGAATTAACTTAATTTTCTTTAAAATTTCTTCTCTATCAATGTACGATGAACCTACTTGAGATGTTTTTAGAATTAAAGCTGGTTTTTTGGTTTTATTTTTAAATGTTTCATAGAATGCTTTAACTAATAAACCTACGTTTTTTCTATCTTCACCCATATCACCTTGCATCCAGTGACCTACAAACAAGTAAGCAAAATCTTCTTTAATATTAATATCAAGAGAACATGGGGTATTAAGTACTTTGTAAATATCTGTATTAACACCTTCAAATAATACTTCGATTGGTTTTTCTAATTTAACTACTCCTTCTAAAGCATTAGTTTGTTTATTTCTTTTTTCAAATTGAGAATCTTGAAATACTTTTTTAGAATGTTCAGATGAAACAATATTTAAATCCATTCTATTACAACCTTCAATCCATTCAGCAGCACAAACTGTGCTTTCAATACCAGCTGTAAAACCAATATTATATTTTCCTACAGGTTGAAATTCATTCGGTACAGTTACCTGAGCCCAAATTTCTGGTTGTTGGTTTAATTGATTATTAGTTAATACTAAATCTAATAGGAATGCCCATTCTGGATTGCTTTTACAAAATCCAAATGGAGTAGCACCCCAACGTTGTGATAATAGTTTAACATTATATTTATCTGTTTTAATAATGGCTTTAATTAAATCCCTTGAACGAGCACCGTAGCCACTAAAGGTGTCAAATGGGGAACTTATAATAAATGTTGGTTTCATCTTAATATAACAATTTATGATTTATAACTCTATCAGGAACTTCATTGCAATCAATTAGTTCAAATTTTTCTCTTGGTTTCCAAGTACTAAACAATGTATCAAATGCTTCAATAATTCTTTCGCCTTGTTTTTCACCTGTAAATCCGGCTTCATTTCCTGTAGCCCATTCTCTACCTTTTAAACCTCTAGCTTTACGTTCTTCTTTACCTAAATCATAAACAGCTTTAATTTGTTTAGCAGCATCTTCTGATTCACATCTATCATCATAAATGTAAGGTGTTGGAGGTGAACCTACAATTGATCTAGAGGTTGGATAAACTGGGAATGCCCATTCACCATGTTTTTTAATTGTACCTCTATGGTTTGAAGGGAAGTCAGCATCAAAATCAATCCAAGTACCATCTTCAAATTCAAAACGCATTTGATCTTGCATACCACCTGTTACGTTAGCAATAATAGGATTCCCTACTAATAACGCTTCAGTTAAACTTAATCCCCATCCTTCATTTGATGTTAATTGAATCTGGCAATTTGTACTGTTGTACAACAAATTCATTTGGTAATTATTAAATACTTGATTTGTATAAACAACATTATATTGCTCACCATTCAATAATAATTCTTGTACTGCTGGTAGATCTGTTCCATGATCACTTACTTTTTCAGTATGAAGTAACAAACAACATTTTTTAGCTTGTTCAATAGGTAATTGATCAATAAAATGTCTATAAGCTAACATTGTATCTGGAATTTGTTTGCGTCGAATATTTCTAGAGTTAAAGAATAAAACAAACTCATATTCTTTTCCATCAAACAATTGTTTTTTAAATTCTTGAAGTTCGCTCCATTTTTCATGTTTTTCATCAATAGGGAAAATTAATTCACTATTTAATCCATGAGGAACATAACGGATAACTTTATTATTAGCTTTATCGTCTAATACCAGTTTATTAATGTTTACAGTTTGTTTAGAAATTCCCATCAATAAATCACACGCTTCATAATAAGGTTTATTATATAACGGTGCTGGATAATCATCCCAAATATTTAAGTAAGCAATTGGAAGTGATTTACGAATTTCATTTTCCATAGCAAATAACCAAACAAAATAACGTGGATCAGTAATCAACATTATAGCATCTGGTTTTTCTAACTCAATAATATTTCTTAAAATATCTGGGTTTCCATAATCATTTACTGGGTACATTGTAACAGATGAATCTGTTAAACCTGTTGTTTCGTTTGTTGATTGAGATAAATCTAAACGTTTACCTTGTTCTGGGTGATTGATAGCTCCCCCAAGATTAACCCAATTAAAATGTTGAGATGTTTGGATTACTACTTCTCTTCCTACTGTTGCTACTCCTGAATGGACTCTAATATCATCACAGATAAGTAGAATTTTTTTACGCTGCTCTGGTGGCAGATATTTAAAACTATTATTCATATAACTAATTTGGTTGTTTTTTTAATTTTTAATGTCTAAATTGTTGTGGTTGTGTACTTTTTTTCTAAAATCTTCATCAGTAAGGTACAAATGAATTGTACGATCGGCAAGTTTTTGTAGCGAAAATTTGTATTTTACACAAGCAATTTTAAAACTGTCAAACAAGTCGCTTTTAACTTTTACGCTTGTTAACGTCATATCTTTTTTTTCCATAGCTTTTATTATTTATTTGTTATATATAAATATATAGGGATTCCTTAAAATTATAATACTTCAACAAAGGAATATTTAAATATCCAATCTCTATCTTCTTCAATATTTAAATCAAGTTCTTTTAACAATTTATTGTTTATGAATATTTTTATATGTTCAATATTCTCAAAATCTAAAGGATACCAAAACCACATTTTTGGATTTAATACATTATTAATACTGTGTTTTTTATTAACTATAACATCTACATTAATTTGATCTTTAGTATTATTAAAACAAAAAATACTTAATTTTCCATCAAAAAAATGAATATTAGTAGGGGTAGAATTAAAATCTACTCTAACTGTATTAGTTATAAATGATTGATCTAAATCATTTTCTGAGTTTAGTTTACAAACATAGTAATTTAATTTACTCCAAACATTATCAAAAATCATTCTTTCAAATACTGGGAGTTTATTTGATCTGTAATAATTTAAATATTGGTTTTTTAATTCTTGTTGAGAAAAAAATAATGACTCATGAGATATAGTTTTTAAATTAACACTTTGAAATCCATAAACACAAGTTAAAATATCATTTTCATAAAATCTAGGAAATGAATAAAATACAGCATCTTTTTCTTTTAGAATTTCTATATTTCTATCCCACATTTCTCTATTTTTTACAATAGTATCATATTCAACCATATGAACTATTTCTTCATTTAATGATTTTAAATAAGATAAACCCCCTAAGTACATTCTAAAAACAGGAAGCATGTGAGTTGATATAGAACTATAATCAACAAAATTAAATCGAACATTTTCTATATTATGGTGATACCAATATTTTATTTCTGGGTTATATAGAACTTCGTTTTCTTTATCATATAAAAAGTAATCACATCTATCTATTATGTCCTGTGGTGTAGATGTATGAGTAGCTAAACAAATTCTATAATCAAGATTTTTTAATGATATAATTAAATTTCTAAGATCATCTTGTCTTTGTTGATCAGGGGTATAAGCTGATATTAATACTATTTCTTTCATAATCCTTTATCACACAATTCTTTTTTATCTTTAAAGGGGCAAAATTTACAGTTATGAGCTGAGGGGTTAGGTAAATGTATTTTAGTATTGTGTGTTCCATTTGAATTAAATGCTATACCAACAAAATCATTAATTGCTGTATATGCTTTATTTAATTTAACCTTACCACTAGCTGGTCTAAATTCTTGGATTCTAGAGATAGGAAAATCAGATTGTTCCCAAACTTTACGTTTTACAATAAAGAATTCAATTTCAATATTATCAATAGGAACATTAAATTGTTGAGCAAAGAATTTTTTATAGAGTATAAGTTGATATTGTTTAATTTCATCTTTTTTCTCTTTATCACCCCAACCTCTAGTAGATGTTTTAATATCTAAGATTTTAAATGAATTTGTAGCTTCATGATATAATACTACGTCTAAATATCCTTTATACAAAATATTTGGATATTGAGGATTAGGGTTAACCATAAGAGGTACTTCACATCCAATCAAGTGCCATCCTCTTTTTCCAAAATAACCGTTTCTTTTTTTCTTAAGAAATCTAATTATTTCAAGTCCATCCTCATAAAATTCATTTAATTCTTCTGGGTTGGTGAAATGAACATTTTTATTTGATTTAAGGTCTTTTCTATATATTTCACCTAATTTATCATAAAAATATTCTTCTAGGTCAATACGATCAGCTTCAGCGCCACTAACGTTGTATATAGTTGTTATATAATGCTGTAAAGTTTCATGCAATGCCGTCCCAAACGTCATATGAATCGATGATTCAGACGTGTAGTGACCATCCCTGTATTGTAAACTCCATTTACGAGGACAATGAGCAAATACCGAAAATTGACTATAAGATATTGCTTTTTCTAAAGCGTAATTTATTTCTCGTAGTGGTTGTTTTTGGATTTGTTTTACAATTTGTGGTATTTTTTTCTTTCTAGCCAAAACCTATTTTTTCCACTTATTTTTCATTACTAACATAGCAATAATACCATAATTAGCAATATCTAAAAAACTATCAATCATTGCTTCACCTTCAACATAATTTTTACCATCACGTTTAATAAGATTTTTTAAACGGTTGATTTTATCATTACAACGAAGCCAAATACCTGTAAGTGATAATTTGATATCTTCTGGATCTTCAAGATTAGTGCCTAATGAAATATTCCCTAAACCATAATCCATCATTTTTTTAGCAAATAATTCATACTGTTCTTGTTGAGTTTCTTTCCAAGCTTCGGCTAATGTTGGATAAGTTTTTTCGAAATCAGCAACTGCTTTTTTTGTTCCTGTTGGATCTATTTCTGATGCACGGTTAAATGTTACACCACCCCATATTTCTGCGTTTTTTGTCATATAACTAGGTCTTTAATTAATTTTTTAATTTCTTTTTCTTCGATACCACATTGGAAAAGAATATGTTCAACACCTTCTCTTCGTAAAATATACGTATACTCTTCTGCTTCTCCAAGCCCACACGTAAAGTAGTCAGCAATATGAACTAGTAATGAATCAGATGTTTTTTTACGAGTAGATTTAATGTATTTTAAAAACATTTTCTTTTTTGGGATCATAGATTTGTATGTGTTATAGATGGTTTCTTTTTCAGTATAAGGGAATTTTTGTACAACATTTGTTATATCAATATATCCCTCATACATACTAAGAAATCTATGAACCATGTAAGAATTGAACGAAGATTGTTGATCTTCGGTAAAACTCTTCCAATCTTTTTTATCGTAAGTAATCTGATTCAACCAGTCAAATATTGTCATTTTACTCTTGTTCTGAGGCGAATTCTTCTCTTAATTCTTTAGGTAACATTTCTAGTAATACTTTACCAGTAGCAATATCATAAAACACAGGAATTGGAACTACAGCATCTTCAGATGTACCTGTAATAAATTTAGAGATTTTACGTAAAACTACTGCTTGACCAAATAATTGGTTACCTTCAGGAGATTTAATTGCTTGAGATTTATTCAAGTCAACATTAATGTTCATTTGTTGGGGTTGTTGTTGTTTGTTCATTTTTATATTTTTTATAATCTAAATAAAATCCAATTGCTACAATAATATTCATACCAAAGGACATAAGGATTTCATATATGTCTTGGTACACATTCATAGTTAAGTGAACATGTCCTACCATCCAGAACGGTATGGACAAATTACTTGATATCCAAGTTAAAAGATAAACTATGAAATGTTTCATAACTTTGAGTCTGGTGTTTTAAACATTCTTTTAACCTGTTCTGAGATAGGAATAGGTGTTCCTTCATCGTCTACTCGAACAAAAGTCATATGTGTTTTTAGGATAATTTCTTCATCACCTCTAAACACATTGTATGTTCTAGCTTCAACTTCAAACGTAGCTGATGTATTGCCTATTTTAGTCATATCAGCATATATTTTTACTAATTGACCTTCTTTAGCTGCTTTTTCAAATACACATTTATCTAAGGCAATGGTAATCATATTTTTACTATGACATTTTTCCATTGCATAAGCAGCTACGGCGGCATCAATCCAACTCAATAATTTTCCACCAAATAGATTTCCATGAAATCCTAAATCGAGTTTTTTAACAGGGTGAGTTGAAATTAAGTCCATTATTTTATAAGTTGAGGTTTTGCTAATTCAATTAAACGACTAATTAAAGCCATACAATTGATTTCTTTATCGATTCTAAAATTTGATTGATAGGTGTATTCATTAATGTAAATTGCAACCATACCCTCGTTACCGGAAGCATATTCGCTTGCGTTATCATACAGGTATCTATACAGTTCTTCAAAATCATTTACATTAGCATCAGCAATAATTTGTCTGATTGTTCTCCAATTAGGTGATTTTGCTTGTAGTTCTTTTACAATTTGAACCATATAACTGTTAGATACAAGCAATGATTTATCCATTGTAATTTTACCATCATGGTTACTTAATTGTAGTGTATTAAGTACTTTACGAAGATCAGGATAAAACTGGTTTACAACTGCTTTTAAATCATTAATATCATATTCAGCATTTTCTTTCTCTAAAATACCAGCTACGTGTTTTGCTACATCTGTTTTTGTAGGTGGAACAATTTTAAGTACCTGACAACGTGATTGAAGAGGATCAATAATACGTTCAACATAATTACAAGTTAAAATAAATCTTGTAGTACGTGAATATGTTTCAATAATATTCCTTAACGACGCCTGAGCTTGTATAGTAAGGAAATCAGCCTCGTCCAAGATGATAACTTTGAGCGGCTTAAAAGAAGCAACAGACGCGAACCCTTGTACCTTATCTCTAATAGTTTCAATACCACGCTCATCGGAAGCATTAATATAGATATAATCGCAATCAAGATTACCAACAATGAGCTTAGCAAGAGTAGTTTTACCAGTACCAGCTGGGCCATAGAAAATAAAATTTTGAATGTCATTCTGGTTTAGGTATTGTTGAATTGTTTTTTTAATGTTTTCGTTGCCGACATAATCTTCTAATACTTTGGAACGATAACGTTCAACCCAAAGTGTATGTTCTTTTCTACTCATAGTCTCCGTATAAATCAAATTTTTTAGGTGGTTCAGGAATAATTTCTACATCCTCTGTTGTGATAATATACAAATTTCCTTTCATAGGTTCAAGTCTAAATGCTTGAGGTTTAGTAGTTGCTTGTTGATACCAAGCATTTAAGGCTTCAGTTAATGAATCGTGAACCTTCCCACCGTTAAGAAGTTGCCATCTGTCCCCAGGAGGAACTCTGTCAGCTATTTTAATATTTTTTTCTACTTCTTTTTTCATAACTTGACTTGTTCCATAAGATACGGCTGTAGGTCAGCATACCTGTAATTAACACTTGATTCATCTGGATTTCTGAGTTTTACATATAAATTATAATTCCCAGGAACATGATAAAAATCTTCAATTACACGGACGATTTCATCAATGATGATCTCTTTTCCTACTAAACCTACAGCGTCTCTCATAACTTAAAACATTCCCCCCATACCCCCGAATCCAGGAGCATCATCTTTTTTCTCTTCAGGTGTGTCAACCACAACACACTCTGTTAATAGAATTGTACCTGCTACTGAAGCTGCATTTTGAAGTGCTTCACGAGTTACTTTAGCTGGATCGATAATACCTGCTTCTTTCATATTAACAAATTCATTTGATTTAAGGTCAAAACCTTGCCAAATAAGTTTTTTGTCATATTTTTCAGCATCACCAACTTTCATTTTATCAACAAATCCATAAATGATAGCATCATCATAACCTGCGTTTTGAAGAATTTTCTTAAATGGAGCAGCACATGCTTTGTATACAATTTGTTGACCTAATTTATGGTCAGCTGAGCATTTAGTACAAGCATCATTAATTGCTTCTCTTGAAAACAATAATGCAGATCCACCACCTGGTACAATACCTTCTTCAAGTGCTGCTTTTGTAGCATGAAGTGCATCATCAACACGGTCTTTCTTTTCACGCATTTCTGTTTCAGTGTTTCCACCTACGTGTACAATAGCTACACCACCGATGAATTTAGCTAAACGCTCTTGCAATTTTTCACGTTCGTAAGGCGATTGTGCTTTTTCGATTTGTGATTGCAATTCTTCAATACGTGCTGAAATAGCTTCTTCTGTACCTTTACCATCAACGATAGTTGTATTATCTTTGTTTACTGTTACAACACGTGCTTCACCAAACCATTTCCAATCAAATTTATCAAGTTTCATACCTTTTTCAGTACTGAATACTTGACCACCAGTCATGATAGCGATATCTTCAAGCAACAATTTACGACGGTCTCCAAAGTCAGGGGCTTTAACAGCTACAACTTTCAAAATACCACGAGCTTTGTTTACGATCAAAGTAGCAAGCGCTTCACCTTCTACGTCCTCAGCAATAATCAACAATGATTTATTTTGAGCAGATACTGCTTCCAAAATAGGCAACAATTCTTTTACTTGAGTAAATTTCTTATCTGCGATCAAAATCAAAGCATCTTGGATACTTGTACTCATACTATTGTTATCTGTAACGAAGTAAGGTGATTTGTAACCACGATCAAACTGCATACCTTCTACTGTTTCAAGATATGTTTCACCTGATTTAGATTCTTCAATGAATACAACACCTTCACGACCTACTTTTTGCATTGCTGTAGCAATCAATTCACCTACTTCAGGATCATTGTTTGATGAGATCGTAGCTACTTGTTTAAGTTGCTCTTCAGATGAAATATCTTCTTTAATATTTGAACGAAGGTGATGTAATACTTGAGTAACTGCTTTATCAATACCACGCTTAATTTCTACAGCGTTAGCACCATTATTAAGATAAGTCAAACCAGCATTTACCATTTCACGAGCCAACAAAGTTGAAGTTGTTGTTCCATCACCTGCTAAATCAGCAGTTCTAATAGCTGCTTGTTTAACCATCTGTACACCCAAATCTTCAATATTATCTTCAAGTGTAATTGATTTTGCTACTGTAACACCATCTTTGGTACTTTGAGGTACACCTTGACTGGCAATAACAACATTTCGACCATTAGGTCCAAGTGTCGATGTAACGGCATCTGCTAGTTTATCAATACCAGTTGCTAATTTTCTACGGGCCTCAGGGCCAAATTCAATAATTTTACTCATAATTAATTTTGATTTACTTTTGCTAAAACTTGATTTTCTGGTCCAATCCAATATTCATCACCTTCGAATTCTAATTTACTGAATCCCATAGTAGGTAATACAACAGTATCTCCTACACTAAGAACAGTTTTAATGTAATCCCCAGTTACTGAATAATAACCTTCCCCAACTGCCACTACTTCGGCAAGTTTGTTTTTTTCATTTCCCAGATCTGGGACAATGATTCCTCCATAAGAGGTTTCTTCTGCTTCGATCGGTTTTACGATAACTGCATTGTAGATTGCTTCTAACTTCATATTTAAATTGTTGTGTTTATTAGTTCATTGATTAATTTTTCGATTCGTTTATACGTTTCAAGATATTCTGTAATTGAATCGTAATTTTGTTTGTCGTTTGTTTTATTACGAGCAATTACTTTTAGACAATTACCAAAGTTACTATAATGGCCTAATGCCTTAGTATACTCTTTACCTGGTTTGTTGTCTTCAGTATAACGTACATCAGGAGTGATGGTTTCATATACTGTATAGCAATGAGAGTCCTTACCAATAAAATAAACGAATTGTGGTGATTGATGATTCTTCTTTTTCTTTTGTCATAACATTTTTATTTCCGTCAATATACGAAATTTCCTTCATGTAACCAACCCTAAGGTTCTATTTTTTATAACTTTATGTGTGATTATACATATATTAGTTTTATACTTTGTTCCACTTATTATTGGAATCTAACACAAAACTTCCAACATGTTCACATTTCCATTCATTTGGATCGATTATAGATAAGAACACATTATCATCTTTTCCGACATATAAGTGATAAGTACGTCCTATAATTGGTTCAAAATTAAATTTAGCATTGTAAATTAATTCGTTCCATTTATATTCTTCTACTAATTTTATATACTCTTCTTTTAATTCATCAAATTTAGTTTTTAATTGATGATTTACTTTAATAGCGTTAGATACTTTCCAACTGGTAGTATCTTCAATTTTAATGGCTGGGGCTCCAACATTACTACCATAAGGTAATAATCCAGGATTATCAGCTACATTGTCTGGTCTTTTCATTATATTTCCTTTGAAACTACATAATAAGTACTTTTAATATTTTCATTCTCAAATGCAAGTTCCATAATACCATCTAAGTTAATCTTAATAGTACCACCGGCCATATCTTTATTACAATACATGATTTCTTTAATCATATTTGAATTGTAATGTTCTTTAAAGTCATCTGGAATGTTATTTGATTCTGCTTGTGGGATATAGAAGGATACTTTATTAGCATGTTCTACGTTACCACCAAATTGCATTTCAATTTGAAATTCACCATCAGCGTTTTCGTGTGGTTTAATTACTACTGTTTCACTTTCAGCTAATGCTGATTTTGCTCTAACAATAGCATTAATACTTTCGTTATCTAAAGGTGCTTCAATATTCCATTCAGTATCATCACTTAATTCACCAGCTTTAGGAATAATCATAGTATCTGCTAAAGCATAATTTACTGTAAATTGGTTATCTGCAATAATTAATTTAGTAATAAATTTATTTATTTTTACATAACTTAATTCCAAATAACCATTTGTAATACCAATCAATTTGTTTAATTGAGTAGTGTTACTAACAGCAATAGTTGAATCTTCAAGGGGCATACCTTTGAATACAACTTTACCAATCATGTCCTTAGTAGGAGCATTGAATTTGATTGTTAATTCTTCATCTTTAATATTCCATTTAACAGGTTCAATCATCCCATTAAGGTAATATTTTGAAATAACACTTACTAAATCTGCTTTATTTATCATAACTTATTCAAATGTAAAAAATTTATTTATCTTTTTGTTAAACACAGGCATTCCCCATCCTAAATCTTGGTAGATACCTTCAAGTTTATTTTTTAATACTGAATCGAATAATCCATCTCTATCAATATATTTTTCAATAAACTCCATAATTTCAGGTGGGTCACTATGTCCATTAAATCCTATCACTTCGATACGATACGGATTCTCTTTCAGGTATCCA